AATATTATACGAATGGCCGCTTTAGGGATTTTGAATTAAAGTAATTTTCTTTTCAAAATTACAATTCTGCCATATGGTGTCTTACCTATATATGGGACTCCAGACACCAATTACATAGAGAAAGTTGAGAGACACCGGATCGAAACGACAAGTTTTATGGCTCCGCCAAGTCGTTTTAGAATAAATGCGAAAAACTATTTTCTCACATATCTCAAGTGCTCTCTAACTAAAGAAGAGGCACTTTCCCAATTATTAAATCTCCAAACACCCACTTCCAAAAAATTTATTAGAATTTGCAGAGAGCTTCACGAAGATGGGACTCCTCACTTGCATGTGCTCATCCAGTTCGAAGGAAAGTTCCAGTGCAAAAACAATAGATTCTTCGACCTTACATCCCCAACCAGGTCAGCACATTTCCATCCGAACATTCAGGGAGCTAAGAGCTCAAGCGATGTCAAATCCTACATGGAAAAAGACGGAGACGTCCTTGATCATGGAGTTTTCCAAGTCGATGGACGATCAGCTAGAGGAGGTTGCCAATCTGCCAACGACGCATATGCCGAGGCAATCAACTCAGGGTCCAAAGCTCAGGCCCTCAATATACTGAAGGAGAAAGCTCCCAGAGACTTTCTATTTCAATTTCATAATTTAAATTCTAATTTAGATAGGTTTTTTACACCTCCAATGGAGGTTTATGTTTCTCCTTTTTTATCTTCATCTTTTGATCAAGTTCCCGAAGAACTTGAGGAGTGGGCTGCAGAGAATGTGGTGAGATCCGCTGCGCGGCCTTTGAGACCCGTAAGTATAGTCATTGAGGGTGATAGTAGGACAGGGAAGACTATGTGGGCCAGATCACTGGGACCACATAATTATTTGTGTGGTCATTTAGACCTTAGTCCAAAGGTCTACAATAATGATGCCTGGTATAACGTCATTGATGACGTAGACCCCCACTATCTAAAGCACTTTAAAGAATTCATGGGGGCCCAAAGGGACTGGCAATCAAATACAAAGTACGGGAAGCCAGTTCAAATTAAAGGCGGAATTCCCACTATCTTCCTCTGCAATCCAGGACCAAATTCCAGCTATAAAGAGTTCTTGGATGAAGATAAGAATTCTGCACTAAAAAACTGGGCATTAAAAAATGCGATCTTCGTCACCCTCGAAGGCCCATTGTACTCAGGTTCCCATCAAAGTGCAGCACAGGCTAGCCAAGAAGGGGACCAGACGTCGACGTGTTGATCTACCGTGCGGCTGTTCATACTTCATTGCATTAGCCTGCCACAACCATGGATTCACGCACAGGGGAACCCATCACTGCAGCTCAAGCACAGAATGGCGTGTTTATCTGGGAGATTCAAAATCCCCTGTATTTCAAGATAACAGAACACCACAACAGGCCATTCCTAATGAAGGAAGACATCATCACCGTTCAGATACAGTTCAATCACAACCTGAGGAAAGCGTTGGGGATACACAAATGTTTCCTAGCCTTCCGAATCTGGATGACCTCACAGCCTCCGACTGGTCGTTTCTTAAGGGTCTTTAAGACTCAAGTTCTTAAGTATTTAAATAACTTAGGAGTTATCAGTATTAACACTGTAATTAAATCAGTTGATCATGTATTATGGAATGTATTACATCACGTTGTATATGTAGACCAATCATATTCAATAAAATTCAATATTTATTAATATTAATTTGTTACAGAATCGTAGAAGTAACTCCTAACTTTCAAAGTAGCATACACAGGATTAGAGGCATGAGTACAGGCCATATACAACATTAATGCGTTTTCAGTATGATTCTCATACTTGCCGGCCTCTTGTTGATTATAAACTACATAATTATTAACCCTAACAAACTTCCTAACTAATGCTTGCTCCCTACATGCATATGTTCCTCCCGTCACAGTCGCATGCCACTTCCGTAACACTTGATAACGATCACGATGCATGTTCTTCACCGTTGCTGTGCTCGGTTCATTGTCAAACATGTTAAAAACTTCCCCAAAATCTTGGGGGGATCCTGTAGGACGACGGTCACGTACCAAAAAAAACATAACACTGTTAGTATGGTTCTTCGTCTTGATGTTTTCATCCATCCATATCTTCCCCAGCACATAGACAGATTTCACACAAAATCGCTTTCCTACGCGATGTGTGAGTCCAGTTCCTCGGGTAACATCACTAACGCACATCACTTTCCCAATATGAGAGACATCGTGCCTTGATTCAAAGGACTGCACCTTGCAAGGGCCTTCACATCCCCTAGGCACGTCGGGACTTCTGTACATTCTGTACATTCTGGGTTTTCTGTTCATCGGCCTGTTTGTCCAGGCCTTTGCTTTTGTGACGCGGGCAATGGGGACAACTGCACGAGCTCCATAGGGGCTGTCGAAGTTGAGACGTCGGCGTACTTTCGATGCGGGCGTTGAAATGATGATATCTGCTGGTCGCTTCGCCATAGTTCTTTGCTCGCAGAACAAGAATGAGATCTCGGACAAGATCGTATCCGACTGTGTCTGGCGAATAGTTCTTTTCTATCTCTTGCAGATATTTTACAGCTAGCATGCACCTTAGACCATGAACGCTTTCTGGAAATTCGTGCAATAATGGATCCCACATGTTTGTGGATCCAATACTTGGTGAGCAAGTATATTTAAAGGTCCGCAAAACAATTAAGCTTTGAAGAAGCCATGTGATTGATGCAATTTCATTCGTCAGTTAATGCGTTGAGGGGCCCACGTAAAAATTTGCGCGGCCATTCGGT